TGTGTAGGTTTCTACTTTTTTGGTTTTGCACCCTACGAGGGCAAGGAACGCTAATAATAATAGGGTTAATTTTCTCATTTGCTAATTGATTTATATTCGTCTTTGGCGTTGAAGCAAGGGCAGGCTTTAGCTACTCCTGGGAAGTCTCTATGACCTAATATTTCGGCTTCGGGGTAGAGGGCTTTAAGCTCGGTGAGGAGCTTCTTTAAGGCTTCTTTTTGGGCAGGGGTACGGGTATCTTTGGGTTGAAGGTTTTTTTTATCTATTCCTCCAATGTAACAGATACCTATGCTATCCTTATTGTGGTTAGTGACGTGAGCAGGTATCTTGTTCACGTCTCTGCCTAACTCTACGGTACCGTCTAAGCGGACAATGTAATTGTAGCCGATCTCATTAAAGCCTCGTTGTTTGTGCCAAAGGGCTATATCTTTGGCGGTGTGGTCTCTGCCCTCTGGTGTAGCGGAACAGTGAACTACTAAGTAACGGATGTTGCGGGTGCTTTTTTTCATTTGGTTCTATTTAAGATTTATGATTTCAATATATACTTTATTTTTACAAGCGTATAGATATATCCTACTTCCTGTTTTTCCATTACATATAGTATCTTCTGTAAGGTAGACAAGTTCTACTTCACTTCTTATACTTTGTAAGGTAATCTCTCCTTCATCAAAAGTCTTGAAGTATTGTAAACAAGCAAATGTATTTTTCAAAGGGTCTAAATCAATGAAGCAAGAAGATTCAATATACAACATTCTTCCAAAGTTACCATTTTCATAAGCAGAGATTCCAGTAGTGCCTGATTGAGGAGGATGGTACTCAAATGCAATATATCCTAACCTTTTAGTATCAGAATACCAAGCTAATGGCTCCCATTTACCTTCATCTGGAAATTCATTATTTTCATCAGAAGCCCTCACTAAAAGATGGTCATTTTCATATTCAGAATTATTAACAATTCGTTTACAAAACTCTAAAGATGTAATATTTCCACCTCCTCTAAAACTTAGTAAAATACCTTGACCTCCATAGAAATTATATGAACCCGATTGTCTTCCTCCTTTATTTTCATTAGAAATTTCAATTTCTCCAATATTACTTTTCCAAAAATTTTCTTCAGAAGGAATAGATGGCTTCTCCTCTATCTCACTCCATTTATGTTTATGATTCTTGTCAGCTTTATCATCAATCTGTTTTTTTAAGTCTTGTGCAGTACCTGTGAAGTTACCTTTGGGTAATAGCTTTGAAGTGTCAGTGGGGTGCAGAGCGTCCAACTTCTCTTTATATTCATTAGTAAAGTCATTTGAACTTAATTCTTTACCCTCTACCTTATCCACTTTTTTGTCAAAGAGAGCTTTGTGTGCATTGCTATCGTTTAGGTGATTATTCAATTGTTCAGCTGAAGCCGTGCCTTCTACGAGTTTATCCAAGCCCTCTACGCTTTCCATTGGTATCTTTTCGCTCTTGTGCCAAAAACTATCTAACCAAGCCCAAAACTGTTCTTGCGTTGGTTTTTTAAGATTAGAGAACCATTGCTTTAATGTTTCTATTGTTGTCATAATATCTTGTTTTCTAATTAAAATCCTACATACTCAATAAACTGTACTACTCGGTAAGGTGGCATATTGTTGTGAGGCTGGTCGCCACCCGTACCTGCCGAGGTACGCGTCATATCATATCCCTTGTTATCATCGTCTGTTTTTTCTGATCCTATATTGCCTGGTATATATACACTCCCCCAGGCCTCTGAATAATATATATCATTGTAATTGTGAGTGTGCAAAGGCATTTCGGCTATGGTGAGTCTATGAGAGCGTTCTCCACCAGACTTTAACAAAGTGTTAAATTGGTAGTCTTGCGAGTCGTCTTTGGTTTTTACATAATCTGGATCGAGACCTATTGGCATTTTACCGCGTAGGTTCACGTACTCACGCCAACCTGCAGGTATTTCTGAGGCAGGCTTGCCCCATAAGGCAATCAGCCCAATAGGCACCGCTTGCTTTTGTTTTTTGAGTTTTTCTACTTCATCTTTTAAATCTTTAAGGGCTTGTTTTTCGGCTTTATTTTCCCCTAATTCTTGTAGGTTAGTAACTCGTTGAAAGTCTGCCCAATTGAAAGTCTTCTCAGGTACTGACCTACCAAAAGCCACAGTTCTAATGGTTTCTAATGGGCGTAAAAAACCATCCTCAAAGGTTACCTCATTTGTTATTTCTTTGATAAATACGGTATCGCTCTTGGCGCCTCCTTCAAAGGGGAAAAGTTCCCCATTAATAAATACAGTACCCGACGAAAGAGTATTGCCCGACTGCTCACATCCAGAAACAATCACCTTATTACCTGCAAGGTGTCCAAAGTGGTTAAATAGGCTGTAGGCATTTTGCATAAAGGCAAGAAAATTCACATCGAAGGGATATCCTGCCTCGTGGGTTAGGTTTAATTTGTTCATATTATTCAATTCTTATGGTCCATCTTTTACCAGCAAGTTTATAAAAATTCACGAGAGCTTCGAGCTTGTAGAAGTCGTATTCTAAATCTCGTGGAAGGACTACTATAAAGTCCACTCCTCCATCAATATAACTGCCTCGTTGGTATAGGAATATTTTGCCTAAGTACAGTGGTTTGTTAGTACTGCGGGGGTAGATGTAGATGCGTGCATTCTGTTTGCCGTCCTCGATATTAATATCCCTTTTCACCTTGTCAAACTCATCATTAAGAGCCTTACGCAAATAGCATACTTGGCTGTTATGTGCCAAGTTGTATAAGTCGGATTCGCGAGCTTGCTGAAATTGGTAAAGTAGTTTATTCAAGGGTATTGCCAACGCACGTAACCACGCTACCATCTTCGGCTTGCGTAGGAAGGTAGGTGTTAGCAGTACAAGCAGTTTGTCAATATTGAAGTTATACATTGCTTATGTAGGTTATATCGTTATAGTTGTCTATCGTAAAGTAGCCTGCGGTGGGTATCTTGCTTATTTCAATGGTTTCAAAAGCCCCATACTCGCCACTACTGGTGATGTTCTTACTTTGTGCCAATACCAAATGCGGGATTTTCACTCCTTCGGCTTGTTGAAGCGCGTCAATAAGGTGCGCTAAGACCAATTCACCATTGAAAGGCAACCTTTTTAAGTAGCTTTTTATAGTCTCTTCTACTGGTTTGGTTGCTTTAGTTATACTTTGCCCATTACTATCGAGCACCAAAGGGTCATAGACAATTTTCATTTGTAGGTGCAACACATCGGGCTGATAGTTCACCACTGATAGGCGTACACCTGCATCTTTTATCTCTTGCAAATACGCCTCAAAGCTCTTTCGTTGGACATCGGTAATAGGTTGCAAGGTGTCGCCTTGTTCACCTGCTATCTTAACTATAAGCCTACCCTCGTTCTTACTCTCCACCACTGCTGAGTATTTTATAATCTTACTCGCCTCTATCTGCTCCTCTGTTAACCATTGATTATTGTATTTATCACTGTCGTGAGCGAGGTAATAACCATACTGAAAGGCAAGGGCTTTACTTCTATACCAGCGTGCAGTATGAGGTTTTAATTCCGTAAGGCGTTTATCAATATCTGTCCTATGTAAATCGAAAAGCTTCTCCAAACTCCATATAGCCACCGAGATAATATATACCCACAGCCGCCATATAGCTACTTTGGAGGTGCTGTTGAGGTTTTCCAATGCGGGTTCTTGCGCCTTTTGAGCGTAGATGAGTTGCTGAATATCTTGAATACTTCTTGCCATAAGTTATTGTGGTAGAAAATAATCTTTTGTTACTATAAAATCTAAGTTAATAGCCCATATACTAATACCTTCTTGTCGTTCAAACACTTGTTCATCTTCTTTGGTAAAGGCTGTCGCGGGCTGTAAGTTCTTAGCGGTGTAGTAGGCTAAAATATCTTTGTTAGTGAACACTTCAACGGATAGTGCTAATATTTTGCTTGCCTGCACATCATCAGTAATATTTAAGGCATTAGCTTCGGCTAATTCAAAGACGCTTTCTATTGTGCCCGTGTGTTGCAAAGCGAGGTCAAGGAGGCTTTGATTATGTAGGACTGTTATCTCCATTATCTTGGTTATTTAATTGCCCGTGAGGCTCTTCTTCTAACTCAAAGGTCTTATAGAACTTCTTATTGATTATCTTGAGCAGTACTTTAGCGAAGCGAAAGCCTAAGCTTTCTAAGTTCTCTAAGAGGCTCACTACTAATTGCCATATAATGGCGATGAGCATTACCCAATAGAGCCAGTGAAAGGGATCGAACTCAAAACCTCCAAGACTTGGAAACTCTACATTAGCCGAGAAGGTATGCAGTATATAGATAGGCACAAGATAGGTCGCTATCTTCAACAACATACGCCCGAACTTGCGACTCTCGTGTTTTTCACCTCGCTTGCGGGAGGCTTGTACCCCCGTTATCCATTCAAAAATGAGCAATACCACATAAGCGGTAAGGAATAGGTGATTGAATCCAAAGAGGAAATGTATTGTAGCAAATAGTAATGATAGTATAACGTCCATTTTGATAAATAGCATTGAAAAGGTGTGACCAAAAGCTGAGCGTAGGAAGTCTTGAGAGTCCCTAAAACCAAAGCCTTGTAAGATGTAGTTGAGTTTTGTCATATTGTTATTTTGTTTTTTAGCTAATTGTGCCTTTTCCTGCACTTGTAGTTGCTCCCGTTTGAGCGGTGGCAGTACCTGCTGTGCTTACGGGTATACCCGCGCCTACTGTTACCTCTCCACTCTTGACGAATGCATCAATAAGGCTTGCCAAGCGTTCGGCATACTCTTCCATTGAGGCATCTGTTTTAGTAAGCATATCTTGTTGCAGGCGGATAATGCCTTGTTTGAGTTGTTCTTTGTTTAGAGCCATAGATTAATTGCTATTATAGGTTCCGTCAATAAGTAATTTTCCTCCCTCTTGTAGGGCTACATCATTAATTTGCATACCGTCGTATTCCAATTGCTTTTTTACCTCAATAAGCATCTCGGTATAAAGGTCGTCGGCGAGCATTTGAGCAATACCCACACCTACTTCGGGGTGCTCTTTCCACTCACCTTTCTCGGTAGTGAGTATAGCCATTTGTTGCTGGTTATCGGAGTAACCTATCTCAAAATCACCATCCGCCGATAGGCGCAAATCATTGTTGTTGTCTATAAGTATATCTTTCATTAGGCTGTTTGCATTTGGTTTACACTGTTCACAATTCTCAAAAGCTCTTCTTTCAGTTGCGCCCCAAAGTTTTCTACACCCTCCCTCACAGAGGATACATATACCTTAGTGTCAGTGCCTAAGTTGCCTATCTGTATGTTGATATGGGTTTGACGTGTTCCTCCCGTTACGATATTGTCTTTAGTTTTAGCTCCTTCACCCGTCGTTGGCGTGGTAGCTTCTCCTGTTATAGGGCTTATTCCTGCAGGACTGCTTTCGGTTTTCATACCCAACTTGCCCATTAGGTCATCTTTTACACTCGAAATGCTTTTAAACTCTAAAGAGTCCCACGCTTTGCCGAAAGCTTCTTTGGCTTTGGCTCCTGCCTCTCTTGCTTTCTTATAGCCCTCTGCTACCGATTTGGCACGTTCTTGCAAGTCGTTTTGTATTTGACTTATCATCGCTTGGTTCTCTTTACTATCTCCCAAACCTACAGCCTCTTTAAACTTATACCAAGCCAACTTACAAAGGTCTACTCCTGCCATAAAAGCGTTGATAGCTGTGTTCCAATATGCCTTAAATCCAAGTATAAAAGCCTCCCACAGATACTTCATTCCTTGTACGGTGTTATCCCACGCTTTACCCCAACCGCTTACACCCACAATGCAATAGGTGATAATAGCAATAAGAGCAATAATACCCGCTATAATCCACGTTATAGGGTTTGCCAAAAAGGCGAGGTTTGTCTTTATCACTGCCCACGTTAGCCTATTTTGCCAAGCGGTAGCAATAGCTGTGTAGGTGTTGTGCAATATCAATGCGGTCGTGAATATACCTATAGCACCTGCAATAAGCCAAATAACGGGGTTTCCTTCTTGGAATTTCTGAATAAGCCACCCAATACCCTGGCCTATGCTTGAGAAGACTGCCGACATAAACTCTACCAAGGGACCAAGCATAGGGCTAATAGCTTCATATACTTTTAAAGCAAGTTCAGTAATGGAGTCCATCATTTTGTTAAACTTACCGCTGAGAGTTTCTCCCGCTTTCTCTGCGCCTTGATAGAAAATTCCTTGCTTGTCGGTTGCCCATTCAAAGGCTTGTGCCAACTCTTGAGCTGAGATACCTCCTTGACTCATTCGCTCTTTAAGTCGCGCCATACTTTCCCCCGTGCGTTCGCTTATCACCTGCAAGGGGTTGAAGCCCGCGTTTATCATCTGCATTAAATCCTGCCCTTGTAGCTTGCCTGCCGAAGTAGCCTGCGCAAAAGCAAGCGATAGACTCTTCATCTTTTGAGCATCACCCATAGCTATATCGCCGATGTTCTTGAGCTTGCCAAATGCAAACTCGGAGGAAAGCCCGAAGGACATCATTGTCTTCTGCGCTTCAATAAGTCCTGCCTTGTCGTAAGGCGTTTTTACGCCATAATCGGAGAGCTGAGCATATAAGGCTTTGGCTTTTTCTACATCACCACGAAGCAAAGTAGTAATATTGGCTTGTTGTAGGTCAGCTTCCATACCCTTTTTGATACTTCCTCCTATCACAGCTCCCGTCAATATTAGGGGGTTCGTAGCTATCCCAGGCAGGCTGTTCAAAGCATCCGAAAACCACGTTTTGAGCCTACTTCCATTGAGAGTTTGTAGCTTAGTAACACTGCGCTCTAACTTATTAATCTCACTGTTGTACTTACGAATAACCGAAAGGCTACCTATAGGCAACAAATCTCGCTCGGCTTTGAGTAAGGCTATTTTCTGTTGCAAAGTATGTACAGACGTGCCCATTTGGGCAAAGCCACGAGAGACTTTTTTCTGTACATTCTCTAATTCGGCAAATTTTTCTAATATTGTATCGTTATTTATGCCAATTTTTTGTAACTTTGCACTGACAAAGTCTTTAAGCGTTAATGTATATTCTAAAATATTTGCCACAATGAAAGTCTTATTAATTTTCTTTAACCTACTTGCCTCTATTGGCTTATTGCTACTTATTAGTGCGGGGTTGTTCTATGGGATTGCTCTCCTTGGTGTGCCTTTCTATGCTACCTATAGGGCTTTTACCGAGAAAGAGCCTATTACTAAAAGGAAATACACCACCACAGCTATTGCAAGTGCAGTTTTCTTTTTCCTTATAGCGATACTTACCCTTATGCTCTCCAAAGGAGCCGAACAAGCAAGAGAACGTGAAAGACTACAACAAACTACCTATTATACTACTTGTATTGTTCCGCCTCTTTCTGCCTAAGCCACTCTAATTCTTTCACTCTCATAGCCCACTGGGTATCGGAGAGGGTGTCGGGATTGGTAATGTGCATATAGTAACGCAAGGAAGCGTTAGTGATGCGAAGCCAATCCCTATCCTCTTCTATCTCCGCATCACTTAGAGCTTTTCCAAGGTAGCCTCTTTAATCTGTATAAGGTCGGGCAGTTTACTACTGGCGGCGAGAAACAGCGTGTCATCTGTTTTAATCTCCTCATCGCCCCCAAGCCAACAGTTATTGAGTACTACCTCGTTGAACTTCAGCGGGTCCTTGGTTGCCAAAGTAGAGGCATAGCTAAGGGTTTGTCGGTCGGGCGTACGCAAATACGCTTTTTTGCCCTCAATATTCAGCACGTACACATCGCCGTACTGCTTTTTCCATTCTTGTATTTGTTGTTTAGTTACGTTCATTTTAAACTGCTTTTAAAAGGTTTTTAAATTGCCTACGGATGCTACCCGCCCCGTGTGGCTCACACTTGTCTCTTTACATCTGTAAAGAGGATAGGGAGCTCTATAATCATATTCTTATCGCCTTGCTTCATTCCCTTTTTCACTTCGGTAAATTCCACGTGCTTGAGAATATCGGTGACTATCTGTCCGCCGTCCAAGGGCACGTAGGAAGCGACAAGGTCAAAGCTAAGCCCAAGTATATCGTTGTTGGGCGCATCGCGTGTCATTGCCTCAAGCTCGCTTTGCCAAAGGCTAACTTTGCCTTCAAAGCTACGGTTGCCTGACACAATTCCGTGAGGTTTGCACCCACGCCCATATAGCAAGTCTTTCTCACGCTTTTCGGTATATTCCAGCTCCGTAACTCCTATGAGGATACGCCCAGCAAAAGCGATAGAGAGTTCACACCACGCATATTGTTTACTGTTGAATGTTGCCATTTTTTCTAATGATTAATGATTAATTATCAATGGTTAATTACCTTACGGCGTAACTGTTGTAGTAAAGCCAATATTTACTTCTATAAAGTCGGCATAACCTACGGGTAACAGTTTGATACCTATCACCACTTTGCCCGTTTGTAGTACACGTTGCTTTGGGTCTATATCAATCTTTACAGCCGAAAGCTCACCCTGCGATACCATTTGGCTTTGCAAGGTACTCTCAAGTTTGGTTTGCCAACCTTTGATAATAGCGGGGTGAATACTGCCGTCTTCGGATAGTAACACCTCGTCGCTGAGTTCCTCTACCAATACTCCATAACTTAGGAGCATTGCTTTGTCCATTACAAGCCCGTTGCATAGGCTCTTAAAGTCGTCGGTGGGTTTGGTAAGGGTATTATCGCCCGAAAAGTAGTATCCCGAACGCCCTACAAAGGTGCGAAAGAAGATATACCCTTTGTCGTCAAGCGCGTCCCATTGGTCGGCTTTGCTGTCGATAGTGGTGCCGTCAGTGAAGTATGCTACCAAGGGTAATACGCTGCCGTCCTTCACGCGGTGAATTTTGCGCTGTACGGGTATTTTGGTTATTTTGCCTAAAAATAAACCAACTGATGCTTCTTTCTCCTTATCATCATTCCCAATAAAACAAGCTACTTTGTTGAGTTCGTTTTCGGAGAAATTAGTAAGGTCGGCTACTTTGCCGTTCCAACTATTGCCCGACACTAACACTCTAAAAGGCATATACTTCTTTTCAAAGTGTTCGGCAAGGGCTTGACCTTTCACTACGGCTGTCTGCACATCGGCATCTAAACCTGCGGTGATAGTCTCGCTACCAGTTGCTTTTTTCACTACCCCAAGCACGCGGATAGCCCCTTTGGCATCAGCTATGAGAGTTGGGGCAAAAGCACCGTCTTTGTCAAGCATTGCCGTCATAGTAGTGGCATCTGATACGAGCATTACCCATATAGGGGTACCCGTAGGGGCTTGGTCATAAAACGCTTTTACGTGCTTATAAGCAAAGGCGTTTTCAGTTTCTGAAATTCCCAAAGCTACAGCTTCTTTTAGTGAGAATACTTGGTACGACTTGCCCAATTCTACTTTATTGCTCACCGTAACTCCCGTTGTGATAAGCCCAGTAGTCTTTTGTATAGCCGTAGTTCTGCCTAAGCCGTCTTTGGCAATATTGAATAATACTTTAGGTAATGCCATTATTTTTTAGGTTTAAAAAAGTTGAATTTTGAAGTATCTGTTACAGTCTCACCTTCTGACTCGTCAGAGTTTTCAGATTTTTCAGTTTTGTCTGGTGTTTCTGTTACTACTTTATCTTCTAACTCATTAGTATAGCTCTCCACTGTGCTATCCTCTAAGGTTTGTGCGTGGTTTTGTGCATCTTTTTTTAGTAAGAAGAGGAAACCATCGGAGGTAGCATAGAGCTCTTTTGTTGCTTTGTTTTCATCAAAATATTGTTTTGCTTTTTCTGCTGTTGTCATTGTATTTTGTTTTAAAGTTAATATAGGAGTAGGGTGAGGTATGGATACCATTAAGCTCGTCCGCTCACCCTACTATATATTCCTATAAGATTGCTCCTAAATATTTAGGGTTCTTGGCGCGGATAACCCCTACTAAGGCACGTTGTGCGAAGGAAAGAGTGTCAGCTTGTAACCCAGAGTCACGAAGTGTGGGATACATCTCTACATCGCCGAAACAACGGAACACCTCGTCGGTAACCCATACGATAGACGATTGCTTGTCATCGGTGTCTTTGGTCGCCCCGAATGGTTTCTTCTCACCTGTTTTGGTATATAGAGGCGTTTGGTTGTAACGGAACACCTTAATGCCGTACATTTGGTTTTCGTTCATAATATCCTTGTAGAGGCGTTTATCCTCTTTGCGGATACGTGCAAAGTGGTCGGCATTGAGACAGATGTTAATGCCGTCGTAGATGTCTTTGCCTTCCAAAAAAGACTTGATGTCGATGATAGCGTCAATCACCGAGTCGGAAGCGGCGAGGTTGCACACCTTGTTCCAAGCGTCATCTTTTTTAGGCGACCACGCGTAGGCGGCACGCTTGCCGATGTTCTTAGCCAGTGATACGCGGTGTCGTTGTATCACGCTGGAGCGTTTGTCGTAAGCAAGCTCAATTTCCTGCAATTGGCGGTGACGAGTTTGCTCAGTAGAGTAAGTGTGTAACACTACCTCGTTAGCTATATCGGCAATGTCGGCAACAGGTAGTGGGTTATTAGCTGTGGCAAAATAGTCTTCGTGTACAGGAGGCTCCACGCCTGCTTCGGCAAGGTGTAGCTTGTTATGTTCTACGTATTGCGACAAATCCACACTCTGGTGTACAAACGAATTGTCGGGGATAGGGTTTTCTTTAATGCCCGCTATCCATACTTCGGTTTGAAGCCCCTCCATTGCAATACCCTTAAAGAGTTCTGGGGCTATGTACTGGGCTACGGTGGAAGTTGCCACGATAGTTGTAGCCACCAAGGGTACTGAGGCACCCAAAGCTGGGGCGATAAAAAGAGAGGCAAGGAATGCCAAAACCACATTAATACATAATGCTTTTAGTGATAATTTCATACTGTTTTAAATTGTTTTTAAAGGGTTATTAAATTACTTTTCGGTGTAGCGTACCCCATTGGCGTACTCTTTAGCTAAGCGGGCATACTCTTCGGGTTCTTTGTCTCGGATAGCTCGGAGCCTTTCGGGGTTTTTCTTTTGCAAATAGTCAAAGCTCTCATCGGCAGTACCTGTTGGTTTTGCTCCTGCTCCCAACACTACCTCACGTACGGTGTTAGCCTTTCCTTGCTGTGTATTCTCAGCTTCTTTGTTGGCTACAAGTTTAGAGAGTACGGCTTTTTGTCCATCAAAATCTGCTTCAAACTGCTTTAGCTGACTTTTTTTGAGAGCTTCCGGAATAAGTCCTAAGCTAATAGCTTTGTCAACTAAGGTAGTAGCTTCGACAGTGCGGGTAGCGGTAATAGTCTTTTTCAAAGCTACTATTTCAGCTTCTGCATTTTCTTTGGCGGTTTTTAGATTATGTAAGGCACTTAGTACTGCCTCTTCTTTCACATTTTCGCCCATACCCAAGGCAAGGGCTATCACTTTAATATCCATATTGTTTGATGTATTATTAGTTACTATTTTTTTGAGTTGAAAAGGTTTTCCATCTTTCGAGAGCTTCAAAGCGTTGTCGTTGCCTCCTATATCAACAATGGAGATTTCCACAAGCTTGCAAGCGGTTACAGTCTCATAGACTTGTCCTTCTAAGATGTGTTGTGGTTCGGTAGATACTTCTTGTATTTCGGCAAACATTGAAGCCATACGTATATAGCCACGTTCCACCTTTCCTGCTATCTTCTTAGCGAACTCGTCTTGCTCGTCAAACTCCACTTCTGCTATAAGAGTAGTTCCCTCCTTGTATAGTTTGGTACAACGCCCGATGACTTCACTACCCTTATAGGCATTAACACCTCTTTCGTGCATAAAGAGTACAACGGGGTTGCGCATATATTGGGCGTAGTCAATACCGTCAGTAAGGATACGGTAGCCATAGCTGTTTACATTTTCAGTATTGATGATAAATTGGTGTTTCATTAGCAAATGGGTGTTAGTTCATCTTATAATTCTGGTGCAAAAGTCAGCAGGTTTTTGTCGATATAAAAATCGGCATCCAAAATTTGGGCTTATTTGCCCCAAATTTTGTACTGAATTTGTCCAAACTTTGGACAGCAATTTCATTGGCTACTTTATATGTATGACCTTTGCATTGAAAATAACATCATTAACGAATGGATTTTGATTTAAAAGAACTCACCGCGCGGGCTTTTTTGGACTATGTAGGTCCAGCATTCCCCTCGTGGTGGGCTAATAATAAAAAGAAATACGTACTACCGAGTCTCTCCAATATTAGTGAAGCGCGTAGCAATGGTAGCCAATACTTTATGACCTTTAAGGTTGCCGATAAAACAGGTGTACAAACACTCTTTCCAAACGAACCTTTGGTGAGCTTTTCACTCACTAAAACCATTGTAGAGACGGCAACCGTAGGCAAACACCGCAAGGGCAAGGTAAAGGAGTACATAGCCACTGAAGATTGGCAAATTACTATCAAGGGACTTTGCATAGACACTAACAACCCCGACTTGTACCCTACTGCACAAGTGCAAAGCCTTAACCACTTGTTTGAAAAAAATGAGAGTTTGGAGGTAGTGGGCAACAAACTCTTTACCCTCTTTGATATTCGTAACATTGTTTTGAAAGATATTAGCTTTGAAGCGATGGAGGGCAAGGAGGGAATACAAAAGTATACCATCAAAGCAGTGTCGGATATGGACTTCTATGCCGAGTTAGACGAAAAACGAACCCAACTTAACAACTTATACTAATGTTTGTATTACAAGCAATTATCAAAATAGGGGATTACACCTTCAAGGCTGTACATAGTGTGAAAATCACCAAATCGGTAGACGAATTAGCCGACACCTGTACTATTGAACTACCCACCCATTTTAAAGTAGCTAAAGGAGGTGATAGCCTCTATACGGAAAAGGCTATCAAAGCAGGCGATAAGGTGAGCATTACTCTTGCTTATGAGGGGGTATATAGCGGAGTAGAGTTTGAAGGCTATGTAAAGAAGGTCAAGCCAAGCATTCCCGTAAGCATAGAATGTGAAGATGCTATGTATTTGCTTAGACGAAAAAACATCAACAAATCGTGGCAAAAGACAAGCCTTAAAGAAGTATTGCAGGAGGTAGTAAAAAACACTCCTATTGCCTTGGCTGATAATATACCACAAATGCAGTTAGACCAGTGGCTCATTCGCAATGCCAATGGTACGCAGGTATTAGAAAAGCTCAAAGAGGAGTTTCGCCTAAGTATCTTTATCAACGATGAGGGCAAGTTATACGCGGGGCTTTCGGAGCTTACTAATATAGGGCAAACAGCACGCTATGACCTCAATTACAACATCGTGACGAACGATTTGGAATATCGTACCAAGGACGAACGTAGACTAAAAATACGATATACCTACATAGATAAGAACAACAAAAAGAAAACTGTAGAAGAGGGCGACCCTGATGGCGAGTTAAGAACCTTTCACACCTCTGTAGTGAGCGATGAGGCTAAGCTACGAGATATGGCAAGAGCGGAAATGGAAAAGCTAAAGTATGACGGCTTTGACGGCTCTATAACGAGTTTCTTAGTCCCCTATGCCACACGTGGTATGCAGGCACATATTATTGACAAAGAACTGAAAGACATAGACGAGCGTTACTTCATTAAGAAGGTAGAAACTACCTTTGGGCGCAGTGGGGCTCGCCGACAAGTAACCATAGGAGCACGATTATGAGCATTGATAGAGAATTAGCCGATGGACTTCGGCAGATAGGCAAACGCAAAACCCCCACCATAGCCGTAGAGGTGCTATCTGTAGACAAAGCACAAGGCACGTGTGAGGTGAAGGACGACGAGCTACAATATACCGTGCGCTTAGCTTCAGTGATTAACGATAATGCTGAGCGGTTTTACCTGTTCCCAAAGGTGGGTAGTAGCGTACTGATTGCTTCCATTGGGGAGGACGAAAACCGCTACTATGTGGTAGCTTATAGCGAGATTGAGAGCGTTAGCTTGCGAATAGAAGAGACTCAGCTTACCATAGACAAAGCGGGGGTACATCTGCAACGCGGGGAAGTAGATTTTAAAAGCCTTTTAAATGAGTTTTTAAATGAACTTAAAACGGCAGTGATACAAACCCCCGCAGGCCCTGGCAACTTCGCCCCTAACAACGTAGCAAAGTTTGACGAGATTAATAACAAGATAAATGAATTACTACAATAGATATGGCACGACTAACCGCCGTTGAGGCAGATTATAAGAAATCACAGGCAAAGGAACTATTTGCCAAAGGCTTTAGCATTGCTAATATATCGGAAATGATAGGTATAGGCATTAAGACACTCGGCAAATGGCGAGAGGAGGGCAAATGGGATGATGAGAAAGAATTACAAACGCTTAAGCCTTCTAATATTCGCAAACTCACCCTCAAGTGTGCGCAGGCTATTGAACGGGGTGAACCTTTGCCCTATAAGGCAGATGATATTACTAAGATTGTGGCTGCGTTCGACCGAATTACAGACCATAATAAGATAGCGGTATACACTATGGAGAGCCTCGACGGCTTCTCTAATTTTATCTTAGAGAAAGCAGGACAAAGCACGGGCAAAAAGCGTGAAGCCTATATGGAGCTTATCAAAACTATACGCCCCTACTTTGATATGTTTATAACCCAATTGTTACAACGAGGAGATGACTAAAACAGAACTCAAAGAAGCTAAAGAACGTTATTTTGCGAAGTCCAAAATGATACGAGAGCTTACCTACGAGGCTATACAGAAGGAAACAGCCGACGAGCAGGAAGCACGTATCAAGCGACTTTTAAAACCAGAAAACTATGGTGAGTTTTTCGACTACTATTTTGGCTTAGACAGTGGTTTGCCCCTGGGTGATGCCAAGACTCCTAAGTTTCATATTGACGACTATATTCGTTTGTACAAGGACCCGTTTATACGCCAATTCAGAAAGAAGTTCAGAGGCGCAGGTAAGTCTATACAATCTAATGTAGGCAACATCTGTCACCTCAAGCAGAATAACCTCACCTTCTTTCCTATACTCATAGGGGCTAACGAGGGCTTGGCTAAAATACTACTATCCGACCTACAAGCGCACTTAGAAAATAACCAGAAGTTTATCAAAGACTTTGGTTTGCAACTCTCTTATGGGGATTGGTCGGATGGAGATTTTCAAACTACGGACGGCAAGCACTTCAAAGCCTTAGGGCTTAACCAACCTTTTAGGGGCTTGCGTTTTGGGATGTATCGCCCCGACTTGGCTATTTTAGACGATATAGAGGACTTGGATAGAGCCAAACGCCCCGATATGATAGAGAAGTACGGCAAGAAGATAACGGGCGATTTAGTGAAAGCCTTTCACCGCAAACGAGGAAGGCTCATCATCAACAACAACTATATCGTCAAAGATGGCATATTGGACTACCTCTATGACAAGTGGAAAGACAGCCCACACCTGCACGACTCGGTTACGAACCTTGCCACGGTGAATATCACCCGCGAGAACTATATGGATGTAGAGTGGGAGCCCTCGTGGAAAGAACGCGATACTAAGGAGGATATTATCCGCATTCTGTTCAACGATGACTACTATACCTCACAGCGGGAGGATTTTAACAACCCTATTGAAGAGGGCAAGCTCTTTAAGGCGAAAGATATTGCCTTGGTACGCATAGCAGATAATGAGGCGTGGGACGGCTTGCTTGACCATTGGGACTTGTCCTATACCGCTACAGGCGACTATAAAGCGGGAGTACTTATTGGCATTAAAGGTATTAAACTGTATGTATTGGAGGTATTCTGCCAACGTTGTGAGCTTAATTCAGCTATGGAAGTACGTGCCCAGTGGGTAAAGAAGTATCTAAAAAAAGGCTTTAATACAATGGGCTTCTTTGATGCTACTATGGCACAGAAAGCGGTGTACACCCCTATCATTATGCAAAGTGCCGAGGACAACGCTTGCCCTAATATCCCTATTGGTTTGCACCAAGAGGGCGACAAGCACAATCGCATTTCGGCGGGTATTACCAATGCGCTCTTTCGCAAAATATTGTACTGGGACGAGACTCTTCCCAAGCGTTCAGAACGTGACTACAACGCTTTTATTAAGCAGGTGCTTTCCTTTGAAAAAGGGACTACCTCACACGATGACGCCCCAGACACTTTAGAGCGTGCCATTACCCTTGCCCAACAGTATTTTGGCTACTCAGAAAAACCCTTGCAAAGCGGGCGACCTTTTATTGCTAAACACAAACGTAGAACTATATGAGTACTCCGAGAAAAGAACTATTTGTAAAAGTAAAAAAAGCCCTTGCCACTATTGAAGGCATTGAGCTGATAGACCTACAACGCGGTCAGTTTGACAATCCAGAAAACGGATACCCCGAAATATGGACTGCCACTCTCATTCAGGTAATGCCTATCACATACGAAACGATGACACAGCACGTGCAAGAGGGCGAGTGTGAATTCCATATAGACTTTTATTGCAAGGACGGCTGGACAGACCAACACTTAGGCACTGCTGATGCCGAAGAGGGGCTTATGGAGTTGGATATATTGGACAAAATCACCGATACCATACAATTCCTGCAAGGCGAACAGTTCAAGCCTGTACAACAGGTGCGAGAGGAAGAATTGCGCCTAAGTGATGATGGCATTATGAGCTATCGTATAACCTTCACCACGCGCATTTATAGGCGAACTCCGTATCCTTATGCTAACAAACGATTGCAAATCGCAAATAATTAATCATTAACAATTAATCATTATCAACGTGTTTTTAACCAAAGACGAACTCAAAACAGTCGCCACCAAAGAGGTAATAGACCTTATCACCCAAGGCGACGAGCAGATAGTAACCGAAATCATTGCCGAAGGCATAGACCTAATAGCTTCTTATTTATATAAGTACTATGATACCGAAGCTATCTTTGCCAAAGAGGGAGACAAACGCAGTAAAATACTGTTAAAGTACCTCAAGGATATTGTTATCCACGAAATCTATATTAGGCGCACCAAAACCCTCAACCAAGTGGCGAAGCTTCGCTATGATGAGGCTATGCTATGGCTCGAAAAGATAGCCAAAGGAGAAATAGAAGTCGCCCTACCCAAGCGACTAAGAGACACCGATGGCGACGGCACCCCTGATACGCCCACCCCCTTTATGAAGCTCGGAGGGCGAAAAACCTATAAAAATCATTGGTAATTATGTCTAATAACAATTTACAAGAACTCCGCAAAAAGCTTGAATCCCTCGCACGCTTAGTGAAAGAGGATATCCCTATTGTGCTTAAAACAGAGGGACTCAAGTTTATTCAAAAGAACTTCCAAGATGAGGGGTTTAATGATGAGGGCTTACAGAAGTGGCAACCTCGCAAAACTACCGATACACGAGGGCGAGACCTTACCCGTTATCGCTCAGATAGAGTAGGCAAAAAAGGTACTTTTACCCCCTTTGGCAAGCGTAACCAGGGGCGAGCTATCCTTACAGGATACAACTCAGGAGGCAACAAGCTACGACACTCTTTTAGGGCGCGTATGGAGAAAATGCAGGTTACCTTCTACACCCATAAGGAGTATGCCCTAAGACACAACGAGGGCTTGAAAGGTATGCCTAAGCGACAATTCATAGGCAACTCCAAAACCTTATTCAACAATATCAAAAAGGAAATAGACCGTTTATTCATCAATTAAAATAATGGCAAAGCAACTCCATAAACAACGTATAGAAAAGAGTGTCACCCTTAGTGGTAATGCACTTAATAAAAAGGTACATTTGGGCAAAAACACAGCTCAAAACATTCAGCAGGTAACCAATCTAATGGTGGACATCATCAAGCGCCAACGCAGGCTATGGCGTACCGAACTTAACCATTGGCACTCAGCACGTTATGCCCGCTATAGTGTGGACTATCCTCGTACTTACCCTCTGGAGGAGGTATACCAGGATGTACTCCTCGACGGACACCTTACAGGTATCACCGAAAATCGTACTTTAAGAACTACGAATAAGGACTACGTTATCGCCATCGATGAGATTAAAGACGACACCCTAACCGAGTATATTAAGGATAAACAATGGTTTGAAGATGTTATCGAGTTCGCTCATCAAAGCATCTATCACGGGCATTCACCTATATGGCTCAAAGAGGTAACCAAGGGCGAAATCAAAGCCGTAGAACTTATTGATAGAGGCTTGGTAATCCCCGAAAAACACGTACTTTTAAAAGACTACGATGCTACCACTGGCATAGACCTACGAGATGTGCAAGAGGTAGTATTGGTAGCACAATTTTACAAGCATTCGGGGTTACTCGAAAAGGCTACCCCTTATGCTATCCTCAAGCGCCATTCGTGGGGTTCGTGGGACGAGTTCGAGGAGTTATTCGGTATTCCTATACGTATTGCCAAAATTGCTTCGCAAAGTGATAGTGTGAAAGAGGAAGTTGCCCATTGGTTGGAGGAAATGGGTTCGGCTTCGTATGGCGTTTTTCCTATTGGTACAGAAGTAGATATTAAGGAGAACAGCAAAGCCGATGCTTTCCAAGTGTTTTACCGCAAAATTGAAGCCTTAGACAAGGAGTTATCAAAACTCGTACTTCACCAAACAATGACTACCGAAAACGGTAGTAGCAAGGCACAAGGCACAGTACACGAGAATACTTTGGAGGAGGTTGTCTATGCCGACGAAAAGAAGATGTTGGCATTCCTCAATAATCAGCTTTTGCCGGCTATGCGTGCTATTGGTTATCCTATCCCCGATAACGCCAAAATAGCGGTAGAAAAAACAACAGACCCAAACAAGCAAATCAGTATAGATGGCGTACTCTTAGGGCGTGGCTATATCCTTACCCAAGACTATATAGAGCGTACTTATGGGGTGGAAATAGAAAGTATGCCTACCTCCTCCCTTTCCTTGGGAGAGGGACGGGGTGAGGAACAGAACGAGTCAAAAAAAGCCTAAGCCTACTCAAGTTACATTATCATACCCATTGTTGCTCCGAGCACGAGCCTATAAAGCTCAACAAGGAAGACAACGACTTGAGTAGGCTCATAGAGGGGTACATACGTGAGGCTTTTGAAGAGCGTAGTATTAGTGAAGCACAAAGCAAAGAACTATGGCAATACTACTACAAGCACCTAAATAAAGCCTTAGCAGAGGGCTACAACCCTACTATTGAGGAAACTAATACCGAACTCGTAACCTCACTAAAGCACAACCTTGCACGCTTCTCAGCTTTCAAAGAAACGAGTTTTAAACAGCAGATAGAAGCCTCTCTAACTAAAAATGGTAAGGTGCTGTCGTGGCAAGAGTTCAAGGCAGAGGCTAACAAACTGAATATAGAATACAATAGGCGTTGGTTACAAACCGAGTACAACCAAACAGTAGCCAATGCCTTATCGGCACAAAAGTACGAGGAGTATATAGCTAACAAGCGCGTATACCCAAACCTTACCTATCACGCGGTGCACGACGACCGTACCCGTGAAAGCCACCGTGCTTGGGACGGACTTACTCTACCTGTAGAGCATTCATTTTGGCAAACACACCTACCTCCTAATGATTGGGGCTGTCGTTGCTATGTAGAGCCTACTGCTACTCCAGTAACAGAAGGCGTACGCGCAGAAGACGTACCTATAAAAGAAGCCTTTGCTAATAACCCCGCTCTTTCGGGTGAGATATTCCCCGTAATACCCTATGCCAAAGGAATGAGCGAAAGACAAGTAAATGAGGTAGATAAGAAGCTACAGAAACGTCTTAAAAAGGAAAAAGCTAAGGCAAAAAGAGTAGAAACGTGGGAGACTGTACCTACTGAAAAAGGCACGGTAAGAGTAAGTTCTTTGCACGGTAAGGCAGAGAAAACAGAGAATGCCGAAATAGCTTCTTACTTAGCTAATAAATATGGCTATGAAATAGACCTTATAGAAAAATCCAACATATCAGGGGTGAAGAGCGCCGATACATTCAATAAAACGTTAGAGATAAAGCAAGAGTACAAGCGCATTCATAAACCTACTAAAAGTGCTGTTGATAATGCCTTGAGGGGTACAAAGGAACAAGCCAAACACATTGTGTTGGATATTAAAACAGATATATCAAATGGAGACTTGCGCGATAGTATTCAGGATAGGGTAAAACGTTCTACTTGGATTGAGGAAGTATTAGTTATTAGAAATGGTATAGACAAAACCTACTTAAGGGAAGACATACTTAAAGAAGACTGGACTCTGTAAAATAAAACAGGCAGGTAAATATGAGTTACTTACCTGCCTGAGTCGGGGTCGAGAGTTTTCTTATGTAGCCTCCCAACCAATTTGTACTGCAAAAGTACAAATTTATTTTAAACTACCAAAATAATTTGTTAATTATTTTTTTGAGTTCACTTCATCATATAAATTATCACTTAGCTTTTGCATTGCTATAAAGTTGATTATGAAATAAATAATACTATATAGTAATATAACAACCGTAATAAGTGAAAAGTTTATAGTTATACTTATCTCTCTTATTGAAAAATCATAGAGATTGTTTTCTTTATCTCTAAGGTATTTTTCTAATAAGTACAATAATGTTGAAAAAGCAAAGTACTTGATATAAGAATGGCGTACTTTCTTTATATTACTTCGCAACTTATCTATGACTCTCTTATTCTTAATACCTTGTAAATTAAAAGTTATTAGTAATCCCATAGCAATAGAAAACATTATTCCTAAAATAGTAAATAAAGTATTCATATAATAATCATTTAAATACCATTTAAAGAATAATGAAAGTATAACCGCAAATAGTAAAACTAATATGTCTTTTAATTGAAACATTTTTCGAGTTCTCTTAAATATTTTTCCATTGCTTGTTTTAGCTCAGGTTCTGATATTTTACCAGAGTCAGTAGTTTCTACTTTAAATTCCTGCATTTCCTGCATTTCATCTCCTTTTATAGTTTTTCCTTTTTTAGTAATAAAAGTAACATTTTCTAAATCAGAAATAGGTTTTAATTGTGCGCCAAAATAGTTTTGATAATCTTCCTCTTTCATTTTTTTAGGCTTGCTAAATTTAAGTAATAATTCAGCTGATATTACTTCGGAAGCCTTCACTTCATCAAAAGAAAGTACATCCGTAAGCATTTCTCTAAGTAGTTTAAAGCTAATACTCTTTGTTTCTGTTAAATCAAAATTATCTTCCTCCTTTCGTACGGGATCTTGTATTCTTAAAGATTTCAAATCACTAAGAGAAATATTAGGGTTTTCTTTTATAATAGGGGTAAATTCAAAAAGAGTATTTGCTCTTAATGACTCTAACAACCAATTCGTATATGTTTGAAAATGGGTGATGGGAATATTACCTCTTAGTGTTACTATTAAATACTTATCATTTAGTAGAAAATAATAGTGGTCTTTGTAGAATAAAGAAGAATTAACATCTAAATCTCTTAATTGTTCTAAGTGAATAATGTTCTCCTCAAACACTTCTTCTGGAATTTCTGGTATATTATCACTACTCTTAATTCGCAATAAAGTACCAAAAATAACACCCTCTGATATTTCATAATCGCATATCAAATCCTCTTCCCTACTTTCGTCTTTAGTATTTAAGCGCATTCTCCTTTCATTAGCTTTACTTTTAGGTAGTTGCTCGCATAATAAAGAAAAAATACTTTTAGCATTATCAGAAAAATCACTTGTACTAATTCTAAAAGCTCTACATTTTACATTCTTTGGTTTACTCATAGAAAATATATTTTAGACCGCAAAAGTACAAAATAAAAAAGAATAGAGGTAAACAACTAAAACTTTTTTAACTTTCTGCATAAATACCTTCATAAGAGAGGATAGCTTCTACGGTGCGAGGAGACAAATATACCCTACCTGCTACCTCCTCAATCACCGCGTCTATACGCCATTGAGGGTACTTGTTAGTAAGCTCACCGAAGAGTTCACGTATCTTTTCATTACGCCTCTGTAGGCGTTGTTTACATTTGCGTTTAAGTTGCATATACCAAAGAGAATGAGGAATTTTATAGTGCAAAGATATGACATAATTAGCAAATTAGCAAATGAGCCAATTAGCAAATGTTAAAAATTACTAATTAGCTCATTTTAGATTAGTCTGTAGGCTTTTTTTAAACGACGTTTAAAGTCATCTAAAGGGGTTTCATTAGCCCGTTCTTGATAGCGAAACTCGGAGTGCTCTCGCTGTCGTTGTTCATCTATAAAGGTGAAGCGTTCTTTGTCGTATTGGCGAAAAAAACTAAGTACTTTATCAATGCCAAGACGTTCATAAAACTCGCCGTATTCGCCCGATAATATGCGTTTGAATATGAAGGAAATCTCGGTGAGCTTTAAGTAACCGTAATCGTTCATTATTTGGCTACTGCAAAGCCTTATTTGGTCTTCACTCATTGGACGGGATAGGTTGAGCATTTCGTTTAGGTAGACGAGCCACGCCATCACGAACTTGTCGCAAGCCTCTGCTCCATAGTCACGCCTTACGGCGTTGATACTGGGCGTAGGCAGGTTGATAGCATCGTCTATGGTTTTGAGTTTATAGCTATGTAACATACAGTTAGCGGGTGAATAGACCTTGAAGAATCTCTCGCTTGAAATTATCGCTGTAGGCTGTTGTTGCACTACTGTTACCTCGTTTTGCATTTTGTAATATCTTGTTAAGTTGTGAATTGATGTATTTTAAATCGGTATTCTTTTGGTGAAAGGCGTCCATCTTCTGCCAATTGCTGAGTAGGTATTGCCACGTGGCAAGGGCTTCAGTGTCGTTTGCTGATACTTGTTGCAGATAGCTAATGATTTGCTTGAGGGCTTTGCCGTCGGCTCCAGTGAACTTGGGAGGGAAGCCGTACAGGTGTTTGTAAAAGGCAAACCACTCGTCTAAAAACTTTCCATAAAGACTTAAAGGTTCGGGCACATCCTCACGGTAGGACACACTGCCGTTCCATTGCTCTTGGTAGCGTTCTATATCTTCCTCTCGTGGGGGTAGGATAGCTCCGAGTTGTTGGTATTGCTGGCTATTGAGGCATCCGCTTTTGATTTCTATTTTGCAAAGCTCACCTTTTTTGTAGGTGAGCTTAAGTAATGTGTGGGTACGGTGTATGGTTACAGTGTAGGTCATTTGTTTTTATATTTTAATTAAGTAAGCAGGTATCAAAATAAAGCTGTTAAACTCAAACCCGCATAGGTAATATTTGTCTTTTTCTGAGTATTGTGTAAAGGAAATGTTAAGGGGTTTGCATCGGGGTACTCTTCATTAAGTTCATTGGCTTTTTCGATGATGTATTCTTTTATTTTATTTAACTTTTTTGCTTGGTACAGTTCGCCATCCATTCCTCTGAGAAAACAAGAAAATTGTTCTTGCAACTTGTTCTTAGTTTGTATGCCACCGACTAAATGGCAAAAATAATGTGTAGGTGTCTCTTTCATTTTAAATAGTGTTTAAAAGGTTATACTTCCCATTTTTCTTTGGTGAGTTGTACTCCACAGTCCTTGCAGAATAAGGCGGTTACTTCTACAGTACAGTAGTGGGCAAGGGTGCGGAGCTCTTTATGCTTGTGAGAGCAGGTTAATTTGCTAATTTTCTCATTGGCTAATTTTCTAACTTCTTTCATAGCGTTGGGTGAGCATTTTTTCAAAGATGTTATTTACTTTTCCTACCTCACTGGGGGTGAGGTTTTGAAGACTTTTTTTGAATGGGTTTTTGCTTGAGCAGAACCATTTGCCAAGGCGTTTGATGTCGGCGTACTTGGGGTTACTTGTATCGCGCCAGCCGAGTTCGTGACATAGGGATAATAGCTTTAGGTGTTGCTTATTTTGGGTGTCAAAATAGGCGTACATCTCGAACTTATAACCAAGGTGCTCGGCAAGGGCAAAAAACTCGTCTTCGGTGAGGTTTTTGGTACTTGGAAGCTCTCTGCCAATAAAGCTACATACAAAGTTTAGGCGGGCTTCTCGGTATCTGAAACGCTTACTAAGTAGTGTTTGCAGTATACGAATTTGGTGTGCTTTTATTGCGGTTGCCATACATTATTATTTAAAAAGTTCTCGGTACTTAGTTGCTGTTATTTCGGTGCAATCGTTAGGAATGATAATATCTGTCCAATCATCATCAATGATAAAGCCAAAGTATTTGTCGTTAGAGCTATTAAACCCTATGCTTTGGCTAAAGCCTTCGTCCCAACCTATGCAGGCGTTGAGTTCGGATTTGCTAACAGTGACAGCTTTGTTGAAGTCGGCTTGTATAGCCTTTCCTTGTTTGATATTTAGTTTGGGCATATATTCACCATTTCTGACTTCCTTCCATATTTTGGTATCTACAATAGTGTCTTCTGGGAATATCACTGAAGATATGCCTCCCGCTACTTTCCAAAGGGCTTCTCTCCAATATGTAAAACCATATTTATCGGCTAATGCTTTTTGGTTCTCAAAGCAGACGTTAAATTTATCGGAGAGCTTCTGAAACTTTTTGCCGGTTTTGCTAGTTCTTTTTGTTATAAAATACATCATCTATTATTGTTTTTGTGTTTTTTATCTGATATTATAAACTCACTGGTATAAGTATGAGTTACAGTAAAGCCACTTTCTTTGGCTATCTCTGCGAGGGTTTTGCCTTTGTATTTTTCTATTAAATCTTTCTGCAAACTCTCTCTAATTTTGTCTACTATTAAAGCATCGGGGTTCATTTTAAACAGTGTTTAAAGGTTATTTAAAATAGTCGCCAGACCAGTCCGACTAATCTGACGACTGATGTTGTTACGCTTTCTCTTCGTACTTCTCGTGTACGGGGAAGAGGCTTTTAATGTCGGTGCCTGGGGGGAAGTCTACCGATGAGAGTGATAAAGGTATGTTACACTTTTTGCCTTGCTCGTCAATCGTGTTAGCTTCGATATAGAATGCCGAACGCTGTGGACGATAGGCTTGGGCTATGATGGTTACAGCATCGGTGAAGGCGGGGCTGTTGAACTCTTTGGCTACACGGGTGAGTTCTAACACTCTGGAGGCTTTTAGGTTTCCTTTTGCATCCTTTTTTAATAGGCGGTTGATGACATTCACAAGTCGGGCACTATCATCGTCTTTAGCCAGTGATGAGATAAAGTGACCTACTTTCTCTATACCAGCATTAACAGTGTCATCCCAATTGTCGATAACGCGGAAACCATAGGTGATGGTGTTGCCGTGCTCATCGGTGAAAGTGTGGCTCTGTTGGTCTCCTTTAACATCATAAACTTCATTTTTGGTGTCTAACAAGATTTTGAGGGCTTCAAAGGTGTGGAGCTTTACTTCTGCCATCTGTTCTGAATAGGTTTGTAGCTTGCCGATGATTTGTGGAATTGCCTCATTGACGAGGGCTTTGTATGCCTCGCGGTTTTCATTTTGTTGTTTTTCACGTCGTTGTAGTTCTGCTTTGAGCTCTTCGGCTGTGAGGTGTGTTAAATCTACTGTCATAATTAATAATTGTTATTTGTTAATATCCTGTTACTTTTACTTTATATAGCGGGTGCTTGCTTAGTGGTTGCCATTCGGCGTTGTCGTCTTCCCATAATAGTTCTCGGGTAAAAGCGTCATAGCGAAAGGCAGGAGGTTGCCACTGATTGTAAGCACACCAATCCTGTAACTTCTGCACTAAAGTAGGCACTTTGTCGGTTTTACCTGCGCGGTATTGGCAGGTTTGTAGCCGTTGCTCGAAGGTGAGTATTTGTAGGAAAGTGTCGAGCGAAAGGGCTTCGGTGTATTCTAAAAATCTATTTTTCATTAGTTATTCTGTTTTATTAGTTTGCCGTATTTTTTGAGGTCTGCCCACCAAATTACACTATCACCGCTAATACCTTGCGGGAGGTATCGCACAGGACGCTTTTGTTTTTTGGCTTTATTGAGTAGCTCTTGTGCGTGCTCTCTGAGCTTGCGGTTGATGTAGTCGTAATCGCTAATTTCGTTAGGTTCTATTCTCATATTTCGTCCGGTTTATCTTCGGTGCGAGTCGCACAGGCAGTTATTTTCTTGAGTAACACACTTGGGTAGTATTGCAGGATATTCTCAGTGTATATGGTGATGAGCAGGAGAACGTCATCGGCATTGAATAGGGTGATGTCGTTGCCGTAGAGGCGTTCGATGGTTTTCTCCACCTCGCTGTACCATTGATCATCGTACCAATTGAGGAGGTTATCGTTACAAGTGAGTTGTTTTAAGATACCTCCCATTCCCAAATAGCAGAGGTTATCGCACCAGTCTATAAAGAACTCATAGCGGAGGTTCTCGTACTGCAAATAGGTGATCCCTAATTGCTTGGCAAGGGCGTGGCGATAGGTGATTTGCTGGGCTATTGTATTCATAGGTGTTAGCTTGTTTTTAAGAGTTTAAATTCGCGTTCTTGGGCTTTTTCGGATGAGATGAGATAGGGCTCTAACTCATTGGCTCCAGTTCGTGTCTTTTCTATGTAGGCTCGAAAGTCTTTGACGAATATACGGTTTTGACTAAGCCAGTAGAATTTGTTGGCAACGGCTCCTTTTGGGTTTCCTTTGCTATCGGTTTGTGATATACCGATAAAGAGGGTATTAGGAAATGCTTCGATAAGTTTATTGTATAGTCTTGCGGGTTTACCATCGAAGCACTCTTGTATGCTGTCAATAAATACTATTTTAGGTTGTTGTGGACGGTCCAGTCGTAACATCATTTTATCAATGTTTTCTTTTTGTAGGGTGTATCGTTTGTGATATTGTTTTAGTCCATAGCGGTCTAAATTCACAAGTAACGACTTACTTCCATACTCTTCTAATGAGTTGTACAGCACCTTTTCTTTTTGGCATAGCTCTTTCATTAGTTGTAGAGCGTAAGTGGTTTTGCCGTGTCCTGAGTCTCCATAGATGAGTAGCGTGCCACTGCGTTCTACTTCACCGAGGTGCTCTGCCCATTGAGGCGATAGGTCGATAGTTTTATACTTTTTCCGCGCTAAATCTTCATAGGTGTAGGCGCGAGGTATGATTGTTTTTTCGTTATTTTCCATTATTGAGTTGTTGTAGGCGTTGCTTTTCAATTTCAGTGCGTACTTTTCTGAGGCTTCCTGCGGTATTAGCATACATTTGTGAGGGGCTGATAGTAGAGCCATTGGCTTGGCTTACTTGCGCTATTTGGCTGAGCAGGAAGGCTTCGATAGCTTCTTTATCGGAGGGTGGACTTACACGGCTGTACTTGGAGCCGTAACGGTCAAATATTTCGGCATAGCCTACTTTTTTGATACCTTTATTACGGTCGATTTTAGCTTGCAAACCGTCTGCCCCCATCATATACCAACCGCAAGCGTACTCAGTAGCATTCCAAAGGCTTTTGAGTTCCAAAAAGGCGTGATATTCGAGGTCTCCAGCTTCATCTAATATTACTAATGGGTTTTCAAGCTGTTTTAGGTAGTAAACCAAATCTTCATACACTTCGGCATATCGTCCTGTATAGGTAATGCCAAACTCTTGTGCGATTTTGCGTATAAGTTTTTGTTTGGTTTTTACCTGAGAGCAGTCGATATAGACGGCATTTTTGTTTTTGCTTACATACACTTTGGCGGTATGTGTTTTGCCTATACCTGCGCGGTCGCATAAGATAGCTGAAAGCGAACGTGTTTGGCAGGCGGTAAGCTGACTGTAGATGTACTGAAAGGTTTCGGTTTCTACGGTTACCCAAGGAGCCTCGTCGCGGAGTTGCACTTGTAGTTTGCGGGCGATGCTTATCCATTTGGCATCGGAGAGAACGCCATCACGTTCGCCTTTCATTACTCGGTTGTACTGTGCACCATTGATGCCAAGACTTTTGGCGTGGTGGGTGTCATAGCGGTAGTTTTGTCGGTTTTCGGCAATTGCTTGCACGATTTTTTCTTTTAGGGCTGTGGTTATCATAAGTCTAATAATGCTTTATTTATGGTTTCTACTTTTGTTTTGCTGTACTCTTGATAGTTGAGTGCGGGTGTATCGGTGTAGTCTACTGGTGTGTAATCTACTTCGGTAGCGGTGGGTATGGGTGCGGTGAGGCTTCCTAAGCGGTTGAGCTTTTGCACTGATTGGGCACGTACCATTTGGTCGAACTGGGTAACGTAACTCATTGCTTCAGCATATTGTTGCTCATCGTTTTCTGTCCATTCGGCATTAGCACGGTTAAAGGTAGGCACAGGGCTACAAGTGCAAAGAAAGGCTCCGTTTTGGTATAAATACACTTCGGTAATACCGTCCTTATTAGGCAAGTAATAGGCTTCTACTTGGTAGTTGTTGGGGGCTAATAAGGTAAGTACTTGCGGGTTGGGTAGTTGGTATTTTTGGTATTGTACGGTTACGTATTGGCTACGGCGTATGGTAGTAGTGGTGCATTTGCCTATGTATTGGGCTAAAAGGGCTCGGTTGAGTTGTGGCAAATTAGGGTTTACGTTCTCTAAAAATACCTCTAAACGTGTCTTCCCAGGGAAGCGTTGTTGGTCGGGGTGGGGTTGGTTGTTGTATAGGGTTTGCTCTTGGAGTTCCATTGCTACAATATCATCATAAGAGGCTTTGGCTTCTTTATAATTGTTGTTGAACTCGTCGAATATCTTTTGTTGTGTGGTGCGGTTGCTATCACGGCGGGCATAGTGGCGACCTACGTTTTGGTGTCTATCTTTCTCAATGCCGTATTTTTTACCTCGTATCATTGTCTCGGCATACTTCTCTTGTGAGTTGGTAGGGTTACAGAACCGCACAAACGGAAATAGGTTGTTGGCTTTCAGTAGCCCGTCGGCAAACTCTCCCGTTAGGTGTCGTTCTACTTCTATCTGCATTGGGGTACCCAAGCCGTAGGAGGTAGTGAACTGAAACATTGAGCGGAAGCAGTCTAAGAAAAGCTCGGTGTCTTTTTTCTTACTGTGAGCAATACCTATAAGAGCGGTGCTCATCACATCATAAGCATAGTATGCCATTACTTTGGTGCCGTCGGGTAGTTTGGTGTGCATTATATCGCGGTCATCAAGGGTTATCTTACTCATTGAGTAGAGCGGTGCGTGGCGGTGAACGTGAGGGCGCAACTTGTGGCTAAAATCGTACTCTCCATTGCGGGCTTTGGCTATGATAAGCTGATTTTCGGCTTTGCTAAGCCATAGTTTTACAGTGCTTTCAGAGACTTCTAACAGGTTACCATTCTCATCGCAAAAATCGTCTACATTAAAGAGTTCGCCTGTAGCACGGTCGAAAAGTTCTATTTCGCCGTATAGAAACTGCTTGTAAATATCGTATACCGAACTGATGTAAGGTTTATTAGGCATACAGCAGATGGATATAAAGAGGCGTTCCATTGTAGGGGTTACTATTTTAGCATTGTCGGAGCCCTCGCCCTTGTGAATAAAGGTAGCGTAACGCTCGGTAAGGAATTGGTTGTATTTGCGCTGTAGGCTTCGTGGGTTGTTAGGTAATGAAAAGCTCCACTTTTCGGGGTTTAGGGCATTCACGGCTTCGCTGATATTTTGCCATATTTGGGTTTTGCGCTTACCAAAGGCTTTGGCAGTGAGCGGACGGCTTTTAAGTAGGGTTTCGATGGCACCCAGTATCATAGCGGAGGTGGCTTTCTCCCTCTGCTGTGGGAGGGGGAGTGATTTGCCGTTAGGTTTGCGGTGCTCGGCAAAGAAGTTGATGGCTTCGGGGTCGGGTACAATATACTCTTCTAATACATTGGTAACGATGTGAGCCTCTTCTGGCTTGCCGAGCATACGCACGCAAAATTCTTTTGTATTCACACCTTTCACTAAGGGGAGGCTATCAAAGGCTACCCACGCTTCATTACCTTGTCCTTTGCCCGCTTGGGTAACTTGGAGCTTACCACGAGCACATAGCTTTTTGTAGTACTCATAAGTAACTACCTTCCAATCGCTATAAAGTAGGCGTGCGGGGATAGATAATATGTTATTTTGGAATGCGTACATTTTAGTATCTTTGCGCTTTTAAATTAATGAATTATGAATAACGAAATTTCAACTACTGCCTATGCTAATTCAATAGCATTAGGGGCACGTTTTGAGGCTTTTGAAACATTCTTTTGGAATTGGTTAAAAACCATAGAGGGCGATGAGAATGCCATCTATTTTAGAAAACTGTTTTTAGAATTTTTTGCCCAGAACGTACACGGTTTATTTGCTCTAATGCCCACTTCTCTTGAGAACGAGACCGTTCGGAACTTCCTGCAAATGAAATTAGAGGAAATAGAGGAGCATCGGAAGGCTCTTGATGACTTACTTCCTTAATAGTAGGATAGTACTTTACGAGTTTGCGGTACTCTATTTTTTCTCTTTTCACTACTATACCTAAGAAAATAGTGCGTATCTCTTTGCCGATGATAAGGAAGTCCTCATTGAGGAGGTAAATGGTTTTTGTTGTCATTTTAAATGTGTTTTAAAAGGTTTTTAAATGCTTCCCAAGGCGGTTGCGAACCGCTACGAACTTTCTCGCCGTTGGTCGTACCAACCTTGGGAAATAATTACTAACTTTGTGGCGTCTAATTTTAATTTTAGTAATTATGTTCATTAGAATTACAACCACACTGGAAGGTGAATTTTTAGTGGTGAATACTCACCATATTATCACCGTAAGAAGAGGAAGCGACTTTTGTATGATTACTCTCATTAACGGGGAGGAAATCTATACTAATGAGTCTTTTGAGTCTTTAATGAATAGACTCTCCTCTAAAAGATAGTTGCTAAGTTTCTATCTTTGGGGCATACAGTGCAGTATGCCCCTTTTTACATTCCTAAAGGGCTTTCTTTCTTAAATATGAGTAACCCTAAGAAGCGAACTGTTTTTATTACTTTATGCTCTTTTTTATCTTCGTTCTCTATGAGCACTACTTGTGTTTTTACTTGTATCATTACATTATTCTTTTATTGGTTCCAAACATTCTATAAAATAGATATAAATTCTTCCATCTCCGAAGTCTACATCTACACGAGTGTCTTCTCCTTCGTTATAGACTTTAAGGATTATACCGACTCCTTCTTTCATTATCCAGCCAGATTCATTTGGAATTTCTCTTACTTTGTCTCCTACTTTCATAGTTTTATGCTTCAAAAAGTTTTAACTCTAATTGTACTACTTGTGGCAGTCCTTGGACCTTGGTAAGCTGTTGATAGCCGTTGCGCAGTTGCAAAAGGGCTTCGGCAAACTCTCTGTTGATGTACCACTTGCCTTCAGCAGTGCGGTAGAAGTGCTCAGGGTGCTTTTTGATACGGCGATGATACTGCCCACTGGTAACCGAGTATTGGTGTAATAGCAACCACTCTATATAGGGCAGAGCTTCCTTGCCGTAAACATTGAGTGAGGGAGGCATTTTGATGATAGACTGCTGGGCTATCTTTTCCATTTCAATGAAGTAGTTACGTATCTTCTTGCCTACTTCAGTTCGTTCTACCATTGCTATTTCCTTAGCCATATCTATTGTAAGGAAATACTCGGTGCGTGGTCTGTGGGATACCTTTTGCCCATTTTTGGGCAAAAGTTGATTTTCAGCAAAATAGTCTTTACCTTCGTCAAATCTATATTCCTCAACCCTACGAGGGAACCAGTTTGTAAACTTGGATTGAACTCTTAATCTTCTGTGGAGTTCGCGGGCATCTATTAACTGAATGCCGTTTTGTTCGATGATTGTGATGTCATTCATTGTTTAATCGTTTAAAAATTCTTTTACTTTCTTTTCAGAAGGGGCAATCATACTTTGATAGTCCTTTCTGATTTTGTCGGCTGAGAGGCTTGTACGCTCGCCACTTACACACTGGCGAATGTATCGCCCAGAGAAACCGTGTTTCTCAATCAATGCATTTATTACGCTTGCATTGTACTTGTTATACTTTTTTTTCTTACTTTTGTCCATTGTTACTTATTGTTCCAATTCTGGCGCAAAGATAGCAACTATTTTTTCTAATATGCAAATTTTATGGCAACTATTTTTTCTAATATTAAAGAGAGAGTCTTGTATATCTCTGAGAATAAGGGTATTGCAAGAGAAAAATTTTTTGATGATTTGGGTATTACATACGGAAATTTTAAAGGAAAAGCAAAGGAAAAAGCCCTTAGCTCCGATATTTTGGCAAAAATAGTTGCTAAATATCCCGATGTAAGTCCTGAGTGGTTGCTTACAGGAAGAGGAGAAATGCTGAAACCTGAGCACGAAAATCAATCACAAGAAGTTACTATTATTAAAGGTAACCGTAAAACCCGTGATGCTATCATAGATACACAAGAAATACCTTTCTACGATTTAGATGCTACGGCTGGGCTATCGTCTTTTTTAAAAGGAGACAAGAGGGTTAATATTATTGATACTATAAAGATACCTAACGCCCCGAGATGCGATGGTGCATTTGGTGTTATAGGTGATAGTATGCTCCCTTTGTTAAGGTCTGGGGACATTATTCTTTATAAGGAGTCTCCAATTAATTTAGATTACCTTCTATTTGGGGAAATGTATGTATTAGGCTATGATTTAGGAGATTGGGAAGAGGTGTTAGCTGTTAAGTATATACATAAAAGTAAAAAAGGAAAGAACTATATAAAATTGGTTAGTGAGAACCCCAATCACGCCGATAAAGATATTCCCTTTGCCTCTATCAAGGCTTTAGCGTTGGTGAAAGTAACTATTAGGTTTAATACTCCATATTAA